CCACACGAACGCGCTGGCCAACCGCGAAGGCAGACTGCGCATCGGTCAGGTTCGTCGTAAAGGTCTTTGAGCCCGTCCCGATTGCCGTAGAGGTGCTGCTCGTCAGGCCGGCATAGCCAATGCCTGTGGGACCAGTAGGCCCGGTTGGCCCTGTAGGCCCAGTGGGCCCAGTCGGTCCTGTCGGGCCCGTAACGCCTTGCACGCCGGTTGGACCCGTAGGACCAGTGGGCCCAGTCGGGCCGTCCATGCCGATATAACCGGGAGCGCCTGTTGGGCCCGTGGGGCCTGTTGGGCCGTCAATACCGGAGACGCCCGTGGGTCCAGTAGGCCCTGTTGGTCCCGTGGGGCCTTGCGAACCTGTCGGGCCAGACACGCCATTAACCAGCGCCAAAAAGAGGGGCGCCGTGTTGGCGAAGCCTGTCGTGCCTGCGCCGGCGGATGAGACCAGCGTAACAGGATAGGTCCAGTACGCCGTCGATGTGCCGGGATTGGTGACGGTCGGTGTGCCGCTGATCTGCCAGACCTGATTGTCGCCGCTGGCCGTCTGGCTTTGGATGACAAACTGCTCTGTGACCGTCAGCAGAGCCAAGAAAATATCAATGTCGATATTGTTGTCGGTCAGGTGGCTGACGTTGATTGATGTCGCGCTGGTCTGTGTCGCGTTGTTCCAGATGATGTCGCCATCGCCCGGATAGCCGCTCGTTGCAGCCGTGTTGGCGCGATACAGAAACAGATTGGACGACGTGCCCTGTGGCCCCGTAGGTCCAGTCGGCCCGGTCGGCCCAGTAGGCCCAGTCGGCCCGGTGGGTCCAAGCTGCGTGTACATCACCTGCTGCGCGGTGAAGATCACACCCGGAATAACAGGCGAAACAGGCGCGGTGCCAGCGGGGACGGTCTGAATTGAAATGGACGTGTCGGTCACAGCCCAGATCATCTCGATATAATCGCCAGCGTTCAGCTTCAGCATGAAGTTGACGGTCATCAGGCCGTAGCCATCAACGCCGCCATGCCTTTGCTGGATGCTCAGACGGCTGTCAGAATCCGGCACGTCTCCGGCGCTTCCAGCGTTATTTTTGCGCAGCCAGACGTTTACGTCATGAATCTGCGTGTCGGTGTTCACGAACTGGATCGAGAACGTCAGGCTATAAACACCTGCATAGGCAAAGGTGACGCGGCTGCCAGAGACAACACTGATGCCATTGTTGTTGGTGTCGGCGCTGTTGATATTGACCGAATAAGCCGTATTGGCCGCCGGGGCGACCTGATCCGTCGTATCCCAGAACGAGCCCCAATAGCCCAACGCACCGCCCGCGCCCGTTGCGCCGGTCGCGCCCGTAGGCCCGGTTGGCCCGGTCGGGCCTGTGGGTCCAGTCGGCCCCGTAGGTCCGGGCACGGTTGAAGACGCGCCTGTGGGTCCGGTCGGCCCCGTAGGTCCGGTCGGTCCAGTGACGCCCTGAATGCCCTGATCACCCGTAGGCCCTGTCGGTCCAGTGGGTCCAGTCGGCCCCGTGGGGCCAATGTCGCCCTGCGGCCCGGTAGGCCCCGTAGGCCCTGTAGGCCCAGTAGGGCCAGTGACGCCCTGCGTTCCCGTAGGTCCAGTAGGCCCGGTTGGCCCGGTCGGCCCCGTGACGCCTTGCACACCCGTCGGCCCAGTAGGCCCCGTAGGTCCAGTGACGCCTTGAATGCCTTGATCGCCGGTCGGCCCAGTCGGTCCAGTTGGGCCAGTAGGGCCGGGCACGGTTGAATCGGCGCCAGTCGGTCCCGTAGGCCCCGTAGGCCCCGTAGGCCCGGTAGGTCCAGTAGGCCCAGTGGGGCCGATGTCGCCTGTGGGGCCAGTTGGGCCAGCGGCGCCCTGCGGACCTGTCGGGCCAGCAGGCCCTTGCGATCCTGTCGGCCCTTGAGGGCCTGTGGGACCAGTTGGGCCAATGTATTGCAGGAACTGGCCAAACGTGGCGCGTTTGGTGATGCCGTTTTGAACGACAATCGTTGAATCGGCAGCCGTCGGCGCGTCAGCAAGCGGAAGCTGCGTGATCTTCGTCGGAATAAGGTTGGTAGGGACGCGCGGATTGTTCGTCATGGCACCAGATATCCATCGCCATCATCGTTGATGATGAAGAGATCATCGTCCTGAGAGATCGTGCCAAGCATATTCAGCGCGATATTGGTGTCGGGGCGCGGATGGAACAGATTGATGCGCTCCGGCTGGCGGGCTGCGAGGCGATACGGGTCAAACTGATCCTTATCGACCGAGCACACATAAAGGCCGGGGTAGTTTGGGTCCGATTCCAAATCCTCAAGCGACATCTTCCTTGAGCACCGAGCGCAAATCCCGATGCCAAAAGTCGATTTGCCGCGAGGATCGAGAAAGATACCCATGTCTACCTCGTGTACGGGCTGATGTTCGGGGCGAAGTAGATCGGACTATTATCGCGTTCTTCGTCTTGCGCAACCTTCAAGGCCTCATCGGCTGTGGCTTTGATCACGCCAAGCAAATTCATGTCGAATTCGGGCATTTCCATCGCCAAACGCCATGAAAGCTGCCAGACGACGCATTCATACCAGCGTTGCGGGATGTCTAGCTCTTCAGTGAGCGTGCCGACATCCATGATGTACCGCTGTTTCCAGATGATGAACTGGCCAAACATGTTGGTCGTGTCCGTCACAGGCCAAATATTCATGGTCGGGAGGTCACGGCGGCGGTCAAACCAGTATTGGAGAGGGCGCCCTTGGAACGTCTTGTTCGGCAGGTTCGTCCAATCGTCGCGATTCATGCGCGCGAGCGGAATTTCAGTCGGATTATTGGCCGCATAGAACTCAACGACGTTCAGCGTGTTGCCGCCCGTCTCGCGCATACGGAAATAATTGACCGGCTGCTGCCCGTCGAGGTCGTACCACTGCCATTTGCCAGCAACGTAGGCTGTGACACCCGGCGCAAGCGCGGTTGTCCACGTCGCGCCGTCGTTTGACCATTCAAACACGATGTTGAACGAGCCAGTCGTGGCCATCATGACGCCGACGGTCGTGACCTGCACCTGCGATTGCGGATCGTTGATCGGATCTGCGCCGATGTAGGCGATTTCGATGTTGCCATTTGTGCCCGTCTGGGCGCACGACGTGTCGAGATCGCCGTCAAACGCAAATGAAGGAATGCCACCGGGCGCGCTATACTGCACGGGGCCGTTTTGGCGCGACAGCCAGCGGTAATTGGCGTTCAGGATGTCCATCGTGCCGAGCGAAGGCGTGATGACTGCTTGACCGAGGTAAAGCGGCAGGATTTCACGCTCAATGCACCACAGAGGGACGCCCTGACTTCCGAGCGATGAAAGCTGCAAGAAGAGGTTGTCTTTTGCAGTTTCGATCATCTCGGAAGTGATGCTCTGGGGCAGGATCCGACAGCGCCGGTAGGCGTGGTCGATCACCTTCCGGGTCTTAAAGACAGTTGTGGATACGGTCCCAGAGACGGCCATTACTTAACCTTTCCGCCCTTTTTCATCATCGACGGCGCATTTTCCGGCACTGCCTTCGAGGCTGCACGAGCCATGGCTGCGCGGATTGCGCCGACGTTCGGGCCACCGGGGCGCTTGGCATTGACGCCAATGCTCTTCGGGCCAGACGACTTGGATTCGATCATCGGCATTTCAGAAGCAACCGGGACGCCCTTGGCGCGCGACATGCGCTGCAGCGGCGACTTGATAGATGCCATGCCGCCTTCTGCACGCCTCATAGGAGGAGCGGGCGGGGCGGCAGCAGGACGAGGCGGCTCTTGTACAAGTGGACCCAATCCTGTTGCGCGGCCGCTTATAGGGTCTGTCAAAGACTTCCTGCCACCCATCATAGGAGCAGGCGGGGCCGGGGCAGGGCGCGGAGGAGCACCACGCAGCGGGGTAGGCATGGGCCCGGAAGCAGGGCGCATGGGAGCAGCACCACGCTGCGGGGCAGGCATGGGGGCAGGAGCAGCACGTTGCGGGACAGGCATAGGTGCAGGAGGAGCGCCACGCTGCGGGACGGGCATCCGATTTGACTGCATGTCCATCGCAGATTCATACTCGCGGCCGCCCGGACCCATTGCGTATGGGTTTGCTTTTCCCATGCTGCCCATGGCCATGCCACCCATGGCTTTTTTCAGCACACCGGGCTTCACCATCTTTTTGATGAGGGCCTTGTCCATGGCCTCATCTTCGTGCTTTGCCATGCCGCCCTTGGCCTTCTTCATCTTGCTCTTGCCAGCTTCGCTGAGAGCAATCGCAACAGCCTGCTTGCGGCTGGTGACCTTCGGGCCTTCCTTTGAACCGGAATGCAGCTTGCCTTCGTCGAATTCGCGCATGACCTTGGCGACCTTGCCGCCCTTCTTGTAGCCACGCTCAAGACGCTCAAGCTCTTCCTTCGTGTACAGATCGCCAGCCTTCACGTTCGTGCCGGGGATGTAGGGAGAGCCCTTCTTGGCAGGCGGAGATTTCTTTGCAGCGGCAGCTTTCATTGCGCGGCGTTCGGCGTCGGTAATGGCGCCTTGTCCCATCATCTGCTGGGCTTCGGTGTATGCATTCGCATCACCAGCCATCTGCTCCATCATGCGACGATCACTGTCGCTGATCGAGCCGCCTTCAGCTTTGCGCATCGGGCCTTTCGGCTTGCCGACGCCGATGACGATCATCATGCCAGCCGGCTTCTTTGCAGAGCCGCCTTTGGCGTAGTTGCACGAGGCAGTGCCTTTGGAGAAGTCGAAATCCTTCACATATTTGACGGCCATGTCAGAAGCCCTTCTGTCGATATGATTTCACTTTCGCCGCAATTTTCTTAGGTTGCGGCACGAATTGTTTGCCAGCCTTCTTGCCTTCTCGTTTAGCACGAGTGGTTGCAGCATATTCGGCAGAAGACAAAGACTTGATGGCAGCTTCTGGCAAATAGCGTTCACCAGTTTCAGACGACGGCTTGCCTGACTTCGTGCGCCAGTTCTGCTCGCCCCAAGCCTGCAAAGATTTTTGCGGATCTCTCATTTGTAGCCTCCGCCTTTCTCTTTGTACTTCTTGGCGAGAAGCTGCGCCTTCCGAGCACTCCACTGGCCAGCGGCTGTGCCTTGCACGTTCGCAGCCTTGATACGGCTGAACAAAGCCTTACGCATGCCGGGTTTTGTGTAATTGCCAGCCTCGTTGACTTTTGATTTCACCTGACCGCCACTGGCAAATACAGGGAAAACGAACTCTCCGTATCGTGGCCCCTTTGTCATCAGCAGTCCCACTTTCTCAGTGCTTTGTTGATGCGGCTGTTCGGATCGCGTGCAGTTTCAGCAGACGTCAGCTTCGCCTTCATGCCTTTCATCCGGCTACAGAATGAACTGCGGCGACCTGCGGCCGTCGGGCTTTTTGCTGCTTCTTTCGCGGAGACAGGGCGCTTGATGTCTTGCCCTTGAGCGCGAAGGGACGCACGCCCCTTCTCGTTCAAGCCGCCTTCAGGGTTTTTCCCTTCAGCGCGCGTCCAAGCACCGCCTGTCTTGTAGACGGGGGTTGCACCACCCTTTGCCATGCACCAACGCGCCATGACATCACCCGTAGGTTTTGATGCATTCAAGAATGATGCTGTAGCTGTCGCCAGCGGCTGCACCAATCGTTGAGAATGCGACATCGCCAGTCTTGCCTGCGCCAGCATTGTTAGGGATGCCCCCAAGATGCTCGCCGAAGCACATGTAATAGTTGGTGTCCTGCGGGATCGTCCACGCAAGCACGTCAGTTGTCGCATCCCATAGAATGTTCACTGCCATGCCGGTTGTGGTGGACCAGATCTTGTTGATCTTCACACCCGTGCAGGCATCGCCGTTCGGATTAGACGACAGCGTGCTCACGTCAATCTTTGTCACGGCGCTTTCGCCCGTTCCATCAGAGACGTTCGTAAATTTGATAATCACCAGACGCTCGCCATCGAGCAGGGTCTGGGTCGTAACAGCATCAGCCATCTGGCCCTCCTAAAGAAAAGTGAGGGGGCACAAGGCCCCCTTGCTTATTAGGCGGGGACGACGCCAATAGCGGCCGTCTGCGTGGCATTGGGGCCAGCCTGCGCGCCAGTGAGGGCAATGCCGATCACGAG